TCTTTTGCTGCTTGTTTCAGAAGCAGAGCCACCATATTTAACATATAAAGGTTATGATGCTTATTATACTGAAAAGCAATGCCTACAATTAGGCGAAACAATAAAAAGAAATATTGAATCACTATCAATAATAACTGAAAGAACAATTGTAGAAATAAAGTACAAGTGTGTACCTATAAAGGTTATAGAAAGAGAAAATAAGATAAATGCATAAAAAGGATTTTACAAATGTTCAGGCTAATTTTATTATTGACAATACTTTGCTCCACTGCTTTTGCCAATACAACACAGAATAATACAAGTGGGTCTAATACTAATATAACAGGTGGTTATACTTCTTCTAGTAGTAACACCTATCAATCTGGCTCATCAAGTAATACAACATCAACAACAAACTCAACTTCAAATATGAGGTCATCGCCACCTAGTGCTTTTGCTCCAGGAATAAATACAAGTGGTGTAGATGTTTGTTCAGTAGGTGTTTCTGGTGGTATTCAAACTTTTTCATTAGGTATATCTGGTGGAAAAGGTGTAAGAGATGAAAATTGCGAAAGAATTAAATTATCTAGACAGTTAGATGCTATGGGTATGAAAGTTGCAGCTGTTGCTTTACTATGTCAAGATGAAAGAGTGTTCGCAGCAATGGAAAATGCTGGTACACCTTGTCCATATAAAGGAAAAATAGGCAATGAAGCTAAAAAATTATGGGAAAAGTATGATAAATTAAGACCTGATTATCAATTATATGTAAAAGAGTTAAAAGTAGTAGAAAAACAAAACAAAATAGAAGAAATGGAACTACAAAAAGAGTTTGAGAGGATAGCAAAAGAAGAAGAGAAGAAAGAAAAAGAAAGAATTAAAAAAGAAAAGGAAGAACTAGAAAAAAAGAAGAAAGAAGAAGCAAAAATAACCAAAGATTTTAATAAAGTAGATAAAGAAATAAAAAAAGAAGATAAAAAGGTACATATTGAAGTCTTAAACAGTGCAGGAAAATGATATATTTAATAATTTTTATAGGATGGTGTATATATGCGAATTATAGGATTGATAAGTTTGCTGATGATATTAATCCATACAACTTCTCTAGCAGAAATAGCAACGACAGGTAATTTACTGCCAAACGCAGGAACTGGAAGAACTAATATGCAAAGTTCTAACAGCACTGTTGATGGTTTTAACAATACTAATGGCTTTACAACCAATGGTGTAGTTCAAGATTACACATCAATGTTTGGTGAAATAGAAGTAGGTGGTAGTGGTAGTATTTCTACTTCTGGATCTTTAGAAGGTGTATCAAGTACCAAAGAAGATGGTAGTTCTTTTACAATTACAACAGATAGTTTAGATGGTGGTGTAACATTAAACTCAAGAACAGAGATACAAAACTGTGAATGGGTTGGTTCAAATCATCAGTGTGGTCAAGCATCAACAGGTGGTGGTCAAAAAGATAGTTATTCTACTACAATAACAATAAAAGACGCAGACAATAATACTTTATCAACTGTAACTCAAAATAGAAATATAGATGCTGGTTACAACAACAATACTCATACATATACTGATACAGTTATACATAATGGAACAGGAGCAAGAAACTGGGAGTGGGAATGGTCAGCACAAGATGGTGGTGACACTAATTCAACACAATTAATCGGTCCAAATCTATTAGGTGCAGAATTAAAAGCAATATTATCTGATGTAACATACTCACCTTTACCACCTGCAGTAGAAGAAGAGATTGAAGAAGTCTTTGAAGATTTAATTACTGAATTTGAGCAAATAGAAGAAATAATTGAGATGGAAGAAGAAGTTCAGTTTGAAGTAATATTTTTTGAGGAAGAAGTTATTGAAATGCAAGAGGAAGAACAATTTGAAGAGCCAATAATGGTAATTGCTCAAGAGATAATTAAAGAAGAAGAGAAAGAAGAAGAGATGCCTGTGATATTTGAGACATTTACACAATTAACAGAGGAAGAGAAAGAAGAAGAGATGCCAACTGTATTTGAAACTTTTGAAGAACTTATAACAGAAGAAAAAGAAGAAGAGAAAGAGGAAGTAGTACAAGAAGAAATAATGCAAGAAGAAAAAGAAGAGGAAACAGAAGAGATAGCACAAGAGGAAGCAAAAGAAGAAGAAACTCAAACAGCTAGTAATGAAGAAGAAGAAACTAATGAAGCACCTACAAAAGAAGAAGAGAAAGAAGAAACTAAAACAGCTAAAAAAGAAGAAAAAGAAGAAAATACTAAAGAAGAGAAAAAAGAAGAAAAGGAAGAGAAGAAATTAGTTAAAAAAGAAGAGAAAAAAGAAGGAAAACAAGTAAAAACTAAAGATGAGAAACTTGAACTAATTATGGCTAAAATTGATGATGAAGTCAAAGATATTAGTAAAAATTTACAATTAA